TATAAAAAACACATGAAAGATATGGTCTATTATAAACCCGTTTAATTAATCAGATTATGAAAATTCAACTTGACACAACTACAAAAACCATAAAGGTTGAAGGAATAGTAAGCCTTTTGGAATTGGTGGAAACCCTTGAAAGATTACTCCCTAATGGAGTATGGAAATCTTTTTCTCTGGAATGTGGTTCAACCATCATTTGGTCTACCCCACAAATCGTTCCATTTATTTATCCTACATGGCCGTATTACCCATGGTGGACCATACCCGGTACTGTTACTGCTGGTAATGTTATAGGATATGCAACAGGTGGGGGAGTTACCACCCCGGAAGGGACACAGTATACTCTCACCAATGTCAATGGAGAGAATGGGACATACACTTTAGCACAAGGAACTTATAATATCGAAATATAAGCAAGTTCAATGTAGTATTAACAATTTAAAACTTTACTAAAATGGCTGGAAGTAAAAAAGACAATTTTGAACATGCACTTCTGGATTTAATTTTCCAGAATGCTAATCTTGCAAACATTGGTGATGCAACCGGACTGAGGGGATCAACCACAGCAGGTAACTTTTATGTTGCTCTGTATACAGCTGCTCCTACGGATGCGGCTGCAGGAACCGAAACAGTGTATACCAACTATGCAAGGGTGGCAGTAGCGAGAACTTCTGGTGGTTGGACAGTAACAACAAATAACTGTTCTAACACGGCTGCTATCACTTTTGCTACATGTGGTGTTACAGGAGCAACTCTGTGCGCTTTTGCAATTTGCACCAGTGATGTGGAAACCACTGATGATGCCATCTATTGGGGAGACCTGACATCAAATCTTGCAGTGAGTTCAGGAATTACTCCGGAATTCGCCATAGGTGATCTGGATGTCAATGAAGACTAATCCAAAGTGGGCAAAACATGTACCCGTCTCACAGACGGGGCGGGTACGCTTTGTTTCTAATCATGGGACTAAAAAAGACAGTTTTCACTTTGAATGTCGGTGGGTACAGCCCTGAAATAACAGAGTTGACCTACCCGTTACTACGATACTGGGCAAATAAGATCGGGGCAGATTTCCATGTTATTACTAAAAGGAAATTCCTGGGTTGGCCAGTAGTTTACGAGAAGATGCAGATATTTCAGTTGGGTCAGGAAATGGATAATGATTGGAATATTTATATTGACAGTGATGCCATCATCCATCCCGAAACGATAGACTGGACAGAATACCTGCATAAAGATACGGTGGCTCATAACGGTAATGATATGGGTAATATCCGATGGAAATATGATGGTTACTTTCGCCGAGATGGACGCAACATTGGGTCATGTAACTGGTTGACAATTGCCAGTGATTGGTGTCTTGACCTTTGGCATCCTTTAGAAATACCTTTGAAGGAAGCCCTTACGAATATCTTTCCTACCATACCTGAATTAAACACGGTCATCACGGTAGATCACCTGATTGACGATTATACCCTATCACGTAACATCGCAAAGTTTGGTTTGAAATTTAAGAAATTATCACAGATACAGATTGATTTAGGATTAAGTGATGCAGAATTTTTATGGCATGTTTACACCCAGCCTACCAAGGAGAAAATAAATGGTTGGGATCAAATGATGAGGGATGAAAAGGGGAATCCTAAAAAAGTTCATTTTCCGGGAATAAAAGAAATACTTGATTTGTGGAATATACCTGATCGTATAAGACACTATGCCAAATAACACATATAATAGTACGGCGAATACTAGTTGGACTTGTCCAAAGAATGCTATCTATGTGGTGGAATGTTGGGGAGGAGGAGGAGGAGGTGCAAGTTATGGTCGTACTACTGCTGCTCATGGATCCAATGGAGGAGGAGGAGGAGCTTATGCCAAATCAACAGTAACCTGTGTCAAAGATACAGTTTACACAATTGGTGTAGGTAATGGTGGAGCTGGGGCTACCACAAATAACAGTAATGGTACTAATGGTACAAATTCACAGTTTAATAATAGTGCCGTAAGGGCTGCGTTTGGTGGTCGTGGATTGGTGGCTGGTTCAACACCGGGTGTGGCTGGAACGGTAGCAAACTGCATTTATACAAATGTTGCTTACCAAGGAGGTAATGGTGCCACTTATGCTTTGATGGTAGCTGGAGGAGGTGGAGGAGGAGCCAGTAATGTTGCCATAGGAAATAATGCATCAGGGGCTACTGGAGGTGTTGGTGGAGGAGGAGGAAGTAATGGAGGTACAGGTGGTGCTTCAAATACATCGGGTACGGCTTCACCAGATAGAGCCGGTGGTGGAGGTGGTGGTGCAGGAGGTAATTTGGGAACCACTATTAAATCGGGTGGGACAGGTAATAATGGTCAGATTATTATTACTTGGAATGACTGGATCATAGGTTCTGCTGATACTACTCAGGCGAATGCTCCCTGTACTGGTACTATACATGGGCATGGAAAATTATATGGTTCATCTGATACTACTGCGGCTAATGCTAATGTTACTGGACATTTAAGTGCCCACATGCCAATATCAGGGGTTTCAAATGGTAGTTGTACTCCTGCTTGTTCTGGTACTTTAGTTCCTACATCGGTAGTTGAATATATTTCTGGTACGACTGGTTTGAGTAGCAAGGTAACAGAAGATTTTGATTTTGATGCAAATCCAATATGGAATAATGCCAACTGGAATCAGGGTATTGGAACAGTCATTTCCGATGCTGGTTGGTATGGTGATTCTGTTTTTGGTAATTCAAATTATCCGGGTAGTTTGGCTTATTATGATGGAATATTTTGCAAGGATCAATATTCTCAAACTTCAATTGCTCATCGTGAAAATGATGATTATTTCTTTGGGGCAGCCGTCAGGGTATCTTTAAATAATGGTTATTGTTTTGGAGTTGATACAAATGGTTACAGGCTTTGGAAAGTAGTTAGTTCTGTATATTCATTAATAACTTCTGGTAGTGTAACAGTTGCTGATAGTGATGTATTCAGGTTGGAGATCATTGGTACTACATTGAGGATGTTTAAAAATGGTGTCCAAGTTGGAACAGATCAGACGGATAGTGATCTAAGTGCGGGAAATCCTGGTGTAGGAGGTATTGGTTGGGATTCATATACTGCAAATGATAACTTTGAAGGTGGTAATCTGCTTGTTTCGGGGAGATTAACTGCTAAAGGTTCTTTAAAGGGTGAAATTCCATTAGGGATAGATATTGCTGTTAATGGAACGTTTGATGGTGATACTGATTGGTCAAAAACATCAGGGTGGACTATCACTGGTGAAGAACTGGTTGCTACATCTGTTCCGGCTTATAATGGGGTAACACAAAGCAATGGTGGGTATGATGTTGGGAAAAGGTATAGGATTGAATATACGATTACACAATATACAAGTGGTAGTGTAGAATTTTATTTTGGTGGTGGGGGCACTGGTAATGGTGCCGATAGAAGTTCGGTAGGTACTTTTGTTGAATATTTGGTTCCAGAAACTGATGATGGATATTATGGATTAGGGGCATTGGGTAGTGGATTTACTGGACATATTGATAATCTTTCTATAAGGGTAGTTGTTGGGTCAATAGTTACGGGTACTCTTACTGGTAAAGTCTATTTATCAGGTGCCTCAGGAGCAGTAACGGTAAGTGATGATTTCTCTTCATCATATAGTCCTCTGCACAATTCTCCAGACTGGGATCAGGCACAGAACAGTATGGCTTCAAGTGGTGGATTGGCTTATCCCAATACTTCTGATGTTGAAACTGGAGCATATCGTGTAGGTTCCTTTAATCCAAATCAATGGGCACAAGTTACAATAACCGATGCTACAGATGCTGGTTGTGTTGGAGTTGGTCTGCGAGGTTCTTCTGGAAATTATTATGGATTTTATTATTCAAATTATACTGATGAATGGTGGATTTTTAGATGTACTCCTACTTTCTCATCTTTACTTAGTGGGTCTGGTACTCATACTACTGGTGATGTATTGAGATTAGAAATTTTTGGGGATATTCTTATAGCATATAAAAATGGTGTTAAAGTTGGATCAATCACTTCATCTACTATAATCTCAGGTAATATTGGAATTGTTGGGTATGGTACTGGTGCTGCCAATAACACAATTACTGATTTTCAGGGCGGTTCATTAGTTTCATTTGTAATAGGTACATTAGGAACTGCTGTTGTTGCTGGGGCAATCACTGGAGTGACAAATGGAGTTGCTACGGTTAGTATGGTTTCTCCACATCATTTAAGAGGTACTACCGATCATGATGAATGTACCAACGGTGGATTTGATGCGGATTCAGATTGGGCAAAAGGTGCTGGTTGGACTATTTCTGATGGTGTTGCTTCTAATCCGGGAGGAAATAATTATGCAACTCTTTCTCAAGGTTCTTATACTATTGGACGAAGATATTCAATTACTTTTAGCATCACTGCTTATACTTCTGGAACAATCCGCCCATACTTTGAAAACAGTCTGGGAACTTATCGCAGTGCCATAGGAACTTATACAGAAGAATTATATTGTGATTTTGATACTCTTAGATTAATAACTGGTGGAACTGGGTTTAATGGAAGTATTGATAATGTATCTATCAGAATAATTGGTGGTGCTACTATTACGGGTGTTCTCAAAGGTAAGGGTAGACTTAGAGGATGTGATTTACTTCAAAACTTAATTCCCAATTCTGAAGAATTGGATGCCGATACTTGGAGTCATGTAGAAGTTGCCCATCTTGCAAATCAGGATTATGATGTGGAGGGTAACCTTACACTTGAACGACTGACTGTTAATCCGGGGTATGAACTTGCACATTTATTTAGTTATGGGTATTATGAAGAATTATCAGTAACTCCGGGTGATACATATCGTTGGTCATTTGATGTTAAGAGAGGTACAATGACCGATATGTGGTGGTGTGCTTATGACATGACCCATAGTCAGAATATTTTCCATGAAAGTTATTATTCTCAAACCAGTGGAACAGTTACGAGGATTTCACGTGAATTTACTGTACCTGCAGGTTGTACACATATTGGTGTATATGTTTTACGTGATTCTGGAGTCAACGGTACTGTTTTTGTTGGCAGATGTCAATTAGAAAAGAATCATACTCCAGTATATGTAAAAACTGGTGCTTCAGCGATTGATGTAACTCAGGTAAGGACTATCACTGGTACTCTTACGGGAAAAGGTTCTTTAGTTGGATATACAGGAGGTATTGAATTATTAACAAATCATACTTTTGAAAATTCAAGTAATTGGAATTTAGTTACACATTGGACTGTTGGTGATAATGTACTTCATGCTTCTAATTGTACCCTTTGGGAACTTGGAGCGTATCAAGGAGTAGGAGATATTAGGTGGAAAGAGGTTGTTTGTACAATGACCATAAAGAATTACAGTTCTGGTAGTGTAAGTTTTATGGTAATACAAAGTGGGGGAAGTACAATACTAGGAACTGAAAGGAGTGCGAATGGAACTTATGTAGAATCAGTTAGATGTGATAGTACTCTAAATGCAGCTGATTTCCGTTGGCAGGTTAGGACTGAAGGTAGCACAATGGACTTTGATGATGTGTACCTGATGATGCTTTATGGTTCCACTGTTACAGGTACTCTTACCGGTATTCCTTCAGGTGGAGGTGCTATTGCAGGAGTAACCAATGGTGTGGCATCGGTCACTGGATTAATATTCTTCCGATTACTTGGTTCAAGTAATGGGGTTGCTACGGTTAGTGGAACTTTGGTTGGGGATGGTAAACTGTACGGTATTATTAATGGAGTATCTTCCGTATCTGTTACATTAGTAGGTCACTGTCATCCTGCAGGAATAACAAATGGAGTTGTTACAGTATCTGGAACTTTAAAAGGTCATTGCCATCCAGTAGGAATAACAAATGGTGTAGCCAGTTGTTCAGCCACATTAAAAGGAAGGGGTTTATTAATAGGAGCTATTAATGGTGTAGCTACTATATCAGGAGTTTTACATGGACATGGTAAATTATATGGTATAATAGATGGTGTTGCTAGTTGCTCAGCAACTACTGTTCAGGGGGGAATGGCTGGAGTATCTAATGGAGTTGCTTCGGTTACTGGTCTGGCATTTATTAATCTGTTAGGAGTTGTAAATGGTATAGCAACAGTTAGTGGAACATTGACTGGGAAGGGAGTGTTAATAGGCTTTACTGGGATTGGAATTAATTTATTAGATACTGGTAAAGGAAAATTTGATTCAACTACAGAAGGATGGGTTCCATATGGGACTAATTCTATCTCTAATGATGCCGACTCTTTAAAGATTGAATTTGGAACTGGTGGTAGTCAATATGGTGCTTATGTGTATCTCAGGGAAAGTTCTGATCTTAGTCAGAATTTAGTTGTTGGCAAACCTTATTTGTTACAGGCTAAGGTAAAAGTTAATGCTGGAGCTACAATTTATTGGCAATTCCTTAGTTCTACAACTACTGCGGAAATTATATGTCAGAATACAACTTGGACATGGATTCAATTACAATTAATTGCATTAATTTCAACTACTAATACATTTCGTTTAAGAGGCTTGGGGACTGGAGAAATTGCTTGGGTAGATGAATATTATGTTCATGAAAGTCTTGGGTCAGTACTTTCTGGAGTATTAGTAGGTAAAGGATCTTTATTAGGATCTTCAAATGGAGTTGCCTCTGTTTCAGGAACTTTATATGGACATTGCTACCCAGCAGGCATTTCCAATGGAATTGCTTCATGTAGTGCTTTATTATATGGTAGGGCTGTATTAACAGGAACCACTTCCAGTATTGCTACTGTGACTGGCAGTTTGCAGGGACATGGTAAATTATATGGTACTATTAATGGAGTTGCCAGTTGTTCAGCACGTCCAGTACAATTGACTATGATAGGTCAGATAAGTGGAGTGGCAACGGTTACTGGATTGATGTTTTTTAGGTTACATGCTTCATCCAATGGAGTTGCTGCTGTTTCTGCTACATTAAAAGGTCATTGTCATCCGGCAGGTGTCACGAATGGAGTTGCCAGTTGTGCAGGAATATTAAAAGGATATGCTCTCAAAGCAGGTATTGTAAATGGTATTGCTGGTTGTAGTGCTTCTTTGCATGGGCATGGGAAGTTGTACGGTACAACAAGTGGAGTTGAAACAACCGTAGGGATATTGAAGGGTGACGGAACTCTGATGGGAGCTGTATCAGGTGTTGCTTCGTTGGCTAGTTTGTTTGGAGGAACAGGTACACTGATAGGATTATTGGGTGGAGTTACAGTCACAGCAGCAGAGTTGATTGGTTGGGGAGTATTGACAGGAGAGATTGATGGTGTTGCTTTACTGACTGGTGATTTAGATGAACGTCTGCCAGGAAAGTGTGAAGGAATTATAAATGGAGTGTCATTGGTAGGGGGTACTTTGCCGGGTTGGGGAGATTTGACTGGTGTATCAAATGGTGTTACAGTAGTTACCTGTCTTTGGACTCCTTTATATGTTGGGGAGGAATTATTAAAACCATCATTAATTACCACAGAGATATTTGAACAATCATTAATAACCACAGAACTTGCTTGGCAATCTTTAATAACAGAAGAGATTGGAGATGAATTAGGTGGGATAGCCTTAATAACATTCATTGACATTACTAATCTTGGAGTAGTGTCTTCTGATATATTGGATCAGACAGATATTATAAGAACAATATTGAATGCTGGGTATTCATTACCTATTAGATTTCCGTTGGGGACATATCGTTGTAGAAATTTATATTTACAAAATAATCAACAAATTATAATAGATGGAACCATAAAGAATATTGATGGTATTTTATTTGATATAACACAGGATGCCTTAGAAGGGCAGAATATTATTTACATTGAGGATGCAACATCTGATCAGTTGGATTTTCTGGAAAAGTTAGTAAATGAAGCCCCTGATTATTATTATTATGTAGGTTATTTTGATGATAATTATACTATTGAAGGTGGTGGAACAGATCAGATTCATCACAATGCTTGGGTATCAAGATTAACAGGAGTAAATAAAGTTTCTAAGTATATCACAATGAAGGACAATATTCCTACAATGCCCAATTATTGTGGAGGAACTTTACATGTTGTTGATAATGCTATTGTAGAAGTATTATATAATGTATTTGAAGTTGATGAATGTACAAATCCTAAATTTTCAGGAAGTGGTACTGTTGATGCAAACAGATATAACTTTGTAGACTTGAATCCTGTATGGATTTCAGGTGAAGAAGGTCATCCCGAGTTTGCGGGTTCAGGAGCAAACTTTCTTGAATGTTTCAGTGTTAGATTTGGTTATGGTTTTGAAATGACAGGTGATATAAAGTTGAGAGATGGGAAAGATAATATTATGATGTGGTATATGGATGGGTACATTCATTTGGATGGAGTTACTTCCTACAATGCACATAATAAGAATATTGGTTTTATTATAAATATGATGGATGATTTTCCAGACATTAATTGTTTGGCCGAAAATTGTGAAGCAGATGGATCAGATTATGAAGATGGTTTTATTGGTTACACAAGTGCAGACAATCTCACTATAAGAAACTGTGTGGCTAAAAATTGTCCCAGATATGGATTTTCATGGAACAGGTGGACCTCCCATGGGAACTATGCCGAAAATTTAGAGGCATATAATTGTGGTAACGCTTACAGTTTCAATAGGGGCGGTATCACAGACATATTAACTATTAGAAATATATATTATGAGGGTGGTGGTCAACATGACAAATCTGGTGACTATCAGGCGGGAGTTGAATTGAGGAGTCAGACCGCAATCATTGGAGGTTATGAAGATATCTATAACCTCGGGATGGTTTGTGATAAACAAACCTATGGGATACTGATAATGTATAACAGAAATATTAATTTGATATGGGATGCCACCGCCCCTGCTAAGAACAGACTCTGCGTAGGCAATCTCATACCACCGCACTCTTATGGTTATTGGTTGAGGATTGGATCAACAAGTTACAATATAGTAATAGATGGGGGTGGTTTTTTAGAGGTTAATAATTTTAAGTATCTCTTTTATATAGAGACTGGCTCTACAAATATAGTTATAAAGAATTGCAACTTTAGTAGTTATACGAACCTTGGAATAATAGATTCATTAGTAACGTTTCAGAATAACTGGTTCAAAGGAGTGTTCTTTGCCACAGGATATCCGGGAGTTCCTCTATCAGGACTCCTTCTGCGATTTGATGCATCTCTTGAAGTGACGCGTTCTGGGGAAGATGTATCCGCATGGGGAGATCAGAGTAGTTCTAATAATGACGCAACTCAGATTACAACTGCATTACAGCCACATTATATTGCAAGTGCAGTCAATGGATTACCAGCAATAAAGGGAGATGGAGCAGATGATATAATGGCACTTGCAAACACTATTGTTTGTAATGGAGATTTTGTAGTATTTGTAGTAATAGGAGGAAGTTCTGATCCGTCTTATATGTGGGGGCATAGTTCAGTAATATATACCCGACCAAGATTATTAATCACAACTTGGAGAAATAGCACAACTCATTCCTTTGATCATTCTAATAAACCTTTAACTACTGGATATTTTATACATCACATGGTCAGACGATCAGGGAATGTTAGAAGTTATAGAAACAATGTTGAGAGTTTGACAGGAGCGATAGTAAATACAACACAGTATGCAATAGGCAAATTATTCAGTTATGGAACGAATTTTGGCGTTGGTGCGATAGCCGAATTTCGCTTATATGAGAATCTATCTGCACCAGATGAAGCCATTGTATTGGCTGAACTAAGTACAAAATATGAACTTTATTAAATTAAAATACAATGGGTAAAATATTTGTTGATCAAAGTAGTTTAAGAGTCACTCTGGATACAGGAGTGAATTGTTCAACGGCATTAAGTAGAAAAATAAGATATTGTGATCCTGATGCTATTGAAGGAGAATGGGATGCCTCATTACATCCAACAAATAATAATTATATTTTTTATGATTTACAATCAGATGAATTATTTATGGAAGGTGTTTGGACATTCTGGGCATATGTAGTGTTTGCTGATGGTAGGGATGCTCCGGGGGATCCCATCTGTGTTAAGGTTTGGGAAGAAGGAGCATGTAGTTATAATAAATAAAGCAATGATAAACTTATTTTTAAGACGAATGTACTTTAAACCAGATTACACGATAGGAAACCTATACGTGGGAGATCGGTTTATTTGCAATACCTTGGAAGATACCGTAAGGGATTTGAATGCGGATGGGGATTTGGATGATCCGGGTGAATGTAAGGTATATGGTGAAACTGCTATTCCTTACGGAAGGTATGAAGTAAAGGTTACATACAGTCCCAAATTCAAACGTGACCTTCCTTTGGTGGTGGATGTAAAACACTTTACTGGAATCAGGATACATCGGGGTAATACTGCCAAAGATACTTCTGGTTGTATATTGGTGGGGGAGAACACTCAGAAAGGTAGAATTACGAATAGTGCATTTCATGAAAAAGCAGTCATTGCTATGTTAAAAGCATACATTACGGCAGGGGAGACAATTTATATTAATATAATTAAGTAACTTTAAACTCAGATAATCAATGGAACGAACAAAACATAATAATAAATTGACAACTCAACAGTTGGCAACCTTTGCCAGTGCAATAGTTGGAAGAGCTGACTTGATGACAAGGCTTGGGCAGCAGTATGGTAATAATAGAGACCTATACGAGGCACTTGGTTACAAAAAGACATTAATCTTTACTGACTATTACGCCCAATATGAAAGGCAGGATATTGCAAAGGCTATCATTGATCGTCCAGTAAATGCTACCTGGCAGGGGGCTTTGGAGCTTATTGAATCCAATGAACCAGAAGATACTGAGTTTGAAAAAGCTTGGAATGACCTTAATAGAAAGATAGGATTAAAAACCCGTCTAGCTCGAGTAGATCGCCTCACCAGCATTGGACAATATGGTGTATTACTATTAGGACTGGATGATGTTAAGAATTTGGATGGGTATCAACGTGAGGCTAAAGGTACTCGTGTTCTAACCTTTGTAAAACCATTCAGTCAGAAATCAGCTCCAATCTTTAATTATGTAGAAGATTCAAAAGATATTAGGTATGGGATGCCTCTTCTTTATGAAATTGAGGTGGGTGATCCAACAAGTAAATCAACCAAGAGTGTAAAAGTTCATTATTCTAGGATTATTCATATCACGGATGGTAACTTGGAATCAGAGATACTGGGTACTCCAAGATTAGAAGCTGTGTTTAACCGATTAATGGATATTGAAAAGATTGTTGGTGGAGATGCTGAAATGTTTTGGAGAAATGCTCGTCCAGGTTTCAAAGGTACGGTGGCTCCAGAATATACTATGACTCCAAAGGCTAAAGAAGATTTATTGGAACAATTAGATGAATATGAGCATAATTTGAGACGATTCCTTATCAATGAAGGAGTTGATATAGAAGCTCTTGCACAACAAATTTCTGATCCTAGCTCACATGTGGACACTCAATTAAAGATGATTTCAGCGGAGACTGGTATTCCTCTACGCATCCTATCAGGAAGTGAGCGTGGGGAGTTAGCAAGTTCAGAGGACAGGGGGGAATGGCTCACCTATGTACAGGCTCGTAGGGAAGAACATGCTGAACCTCATATATTGAGACCAATGGTGGATCGCTTTATTGAACTTAAAATTCTGCCTGAACCGGAAAGAGATTACACAGTTAAATGGGCAGACCTATTCTCAATTAGTGAGAAAGCAAGAGTTGAAATTGGTAAGAGTAGAGCTAATGCCTTACGAGAGTATACCTCTAATCCAATAGCAGAAGCTATTATTCCACCTACCGTATTCATGATGAAGTTCTTGGGACTTACTACGGATGAAATTGAATTGGTTGATAGGATTAGAGAAGATGAGATGGAAGAAGAAGTAAAACTAATGGCCAAGGTTAAAAAGCAATTAGAACCAGAACCTGTGGTTCAACCTGCTGGTGGTAATCCGACCAGATCAAAAACAGCACAAGGAGAAAAGAAGGCTAAACCAACCCATGGAGAACCAGTAAAACGTAAACGGAGACCAGCTGTATGATAAACACTTGTGAACATAGTATATTAGTCCAAAGTAGATATGATCCAACTCATACTACAGCATTGAGAAATGCCTTTGCTAGGGATGTGAAACGTAGGTTTGTGGAACTTATGAAGATAATTTGGGTAGCAATAGTTGACAAGGATTGCTTTGGTTTGACTAGTAGGATTAGTGTTTTCCAAGTGACACCTCCAGGGGATGGGGCTTTTGCTTTTTCAAAAAGCAGTAGAAAGGTTGAAGAATTTATGAAATGGTTGGATGAGCAGGTACAAAAAGGATTATTAACCGTAGCAGAGGCAGAGCAGGTAGGGGAATCAATAAATGCGGCATGGACTAATCTATACGTATGGGATTCATATAAAAGGGGAGTCATAAGGGCACGTACAGAGATGGTTCGTGCAAGAATGGTGGTACCATCAATATCTGACTCAGGGGGCATAGATATGATAATGGGGACACCCTTTCATATGGATCGGGTAGGAGTTTTGTTCACACGTGTATATAATGATTTAAAAGGGATAACCGAACAAATGGATGCTCAGATAAGTCGTATATTAGCACAGGGAATGATTGATGGGGACGGGCCAGCATTGATAGCAAGGAAGTTAATAGCGGTAATTAATGGGGAAGGCATTGATAAATTAGGTATTAGAGATACACTAGGCAGATTCATCCCAGCTATGCGTAGGGCAGAGATGTTAGCACGTACAGAGATGATTCGTGCTTATCATTTAGCTACTATTCAGGAATATCGTAATTGGGGGGTGTTGGGAATAAAAGTTTTGGGAGAATGGAAAACTGCAGGAGATGATAGAGTTTGTGAGGAATGTGCTAGTTTAGAAGGAAAAGTGTTTACACTGGATGAGATTGAACCAATGATACCTGTGCACCCTCTTTGCAGATGTCTTGCGTTACCATATATTGAAGAATTACAAAAATATTATTAAAAATAGGAGGACAAAATTATGCCATGGACCACAGCTGATGTAGATAGTCATAAGAAGGGATTGAGTGATGAGCAAAAGAAGAAATGGGTTGCCACAGCCAATTCCGCTCTTACCGCTTGTATAAAGAAAGGTGGAAATGACAAATCCTGTGCCCCACAGGCTATACGAATAGCCAATGGGACAACAGGACATGAAGAAGGGTACGCTACTCATAAGAGTATGCAAGAACCTAATTACAAAGTAACTAACCGCAAACATCAAGGGAAGCAACATTTGGTTGTTCCTGTTATAATGATGGTTGAAGGAGTTCATCATGGAAATCATGGGCTTTTATTCCATTCCATAGATGAACTTGGAAAATACCCTGAATCCTGGAATGGGATTCCTGTAGTAGTAAATCATCCAGAGATAGAGGGTGTGTCTGTTTCGGCCAATTATCCCGATATTATAGATGAACAGACCATTGGTCGTATCTATAATACCTTTATAGATGGAAACAGATTGAAAGCTGAAGCATGGATTGATGAAGAAAAATTAAGAGTATTGTCTGCTGAATTGCTTGCACAGTTGCAAAAAGGGGAATTGATAGAAGTCAGTGTTGGAGTATTTAATGATGAAGAGATTGTGGCAGGTGATTGGAATGGAGAACACTATGTTGCCATTGCTAGAAATCATAGACCGGATCACTTAGCACTTCTGCTCGGCAGTGTTGGTGCCTGTTCTGTGGCTGATGGTTGTGGTATACGTGTTAATATAGATGTTAATAATTTAATTAAAAAGGAGGTTGAAATTATGGCAAATGAATGCACCCCCTGCGTCAAAAACAAGGTAGATGAACTGATTGAAACCAGTCAGGGCAAATACACTGAGGATGACAGGGAGGTTCTACAGACTTTGAGTGTACCGATGTTGGACAAAATTGCCCAGCCCGTTACAGTTGATAAGATTGTAGAGGTGGAAAAAGTCGTTGAAAAGGAAGTTCAAGTGAATGTCCTTTCTGATGAAGACAAAGCGGCTCTTGAGTATGGTAAAACCCAGCTTAAAGAGAATCGTGAGAAACTGGTCAAGAATATTCTGACCAATACAAAGGATGTCTGGACACAGGCTCTTTTGGATGCTAAGGATCTGGATGATCTGAAAAGGATAAGTGGGATGATTAAAATGGAAGATGTAACTGATTACTCTCTGTTAGGTGCGGAGGCAATCCAAATCAATGAGGGTGTTCCGGTGATGCTTCCTATGTTTGTTGAGGATAAGAAAAAATAAAGGAGGGAAACGCAATGAATATTGCTCACAACACGATTAAACTGAAGAAATACTCGGATGTCATTGAAGAACACAAGGCAGGTGGTGCGATATATCCGGGCATGCTTCTCATTATGAGCGCTGAAGATACAGTAATCGCACATAATGATAATGATCCAGCAGCCTTCTGCACGATGGTTGCTCTGGAGGATGAACTGCAGGGAAAAGGGATTGATGATCCCTATGTAACAGGGGATCAGGTTCAGGTTTGGATTCCTTACCGTGGTGATTGGGTCTATGCTATTGCAGAAGATGGCACTAACTATACCGTTGGATCATTTGTTGCATCCGCTGGTAATGGTTATGTAAAGGCTTTCTCATCTGGTGAAGCTTTTGGGGTTGTAGTGAAAGCTATTAACCTTTCTGGTTCATCGGGGGCGGAAGATTCCGAAGCACCCTTTGGCTACAACAAGAGAATCATGATCAGAGTATTATAAAAAAAAGGAGGAAAATACAATGATAAATGTTGATTTAATTGGAAGCGATGGCCAGGTGCGTGGAGAAGTAGCAAACTATTTCGCCAATCAAGGGAGACTTGATCCTGGTTATATGAGACCTTTTGTACATACTGATGGCAGAAGTTATGTATCAGTATACAAAGGTACTGGTGATCCTAAAGATCCAGCAAGTTACAAGTCTATACAGACTAATGCTGGAGCAACTCTCCGCCCGAATGAGTGGAAGTTACTTGATGAAGCCGTACAGAAGGCTGCTGAAATCAGACTTGGTGGTGTGGATGATCTCGTTGGAAGAGGTTTGACATACAACCTTGGAAATGCTATGGGTACGACAGTACTTGAATGGCATGATGTTCAGGGTGACCTGGAAGCTGATCTCACAATGGATGCTGTAACCCGTGCTCTTGGGAACCGTCCTGTCTGGCAGTACAATTACTTGCCAATACCTATCGTGCATGTTGATTATGAAATCAATGCAAGGGCATTGGCTACCAGCCGTAACATGGGTAATCCACTGGATACCACGTTGGCTGAACGTGCTGCAAGAGCAGTGATGGTAAAACTGGAGAACATGCTGTTTACCAATACTACTTATAGTTTTGGTGAAAAGGATAGCAGAAGTCGCAATACCATTTACAGTTACATTAATTTTCCTGACAGAAACCAGGTTTCACTGGGGACTGCATGGGACGATTCAGCAGTAACTGGAAAGACTATTGTTGACCAAGTTATCTCCTGGAAGCAAGTCAGTATTAATGCCAAACATTATGGGCCGTGGATGATCTACATCCCAACGACTTATGAAACCGTTTTGGATGAGGATTATGTTGGCTCAACTCCTGATACAGCTCCCAATACGACTATCCGTGCAAGGATTCTCGCAATATCTGGAATACTTGGCATAAAGGTTATTGACACCCTCCCGGCTAACAATGTCCTGTTCATTCAGATGACATCGGATGTTGTAAGGCTGATACGTGGTATGGGTCTACAGAACGTTGAATGGCAGACTGAAGGTAAATTTATTACCAAATACAAAGTCCTGACCATACAGGTTCCTCAGATTCGTTCCGACGTATTGGGACAGTGTGGTGTAACCCATATTGCCTAATCTGAGAAGGACTAATCAAGTCTCTTTCTTTTAAAAACATAAATTATGGAACGTACAATAAAAAATGATGTAATAAAGTGGAAACATACCGGTGGTGGTATTCTTTACCTAAGTGATCACAGAGTAATTAAACCTGGTGATATATTCTTAGCCACTTCAGATCAAGTATCAATGGCTTTCAGGGATACAATAAAACCTTTGGAACCCATACCAACTGGACCAGAACCCGTAGCAGTTAAGATTGAATTCTCTGTTCAGAGGAGAGGAAAAAGTAATTGGTATGATGCTGTTGATAATCGGGGAAAGGTTATCAATGAGAAGGCTTTGAAAAAATCTGAGGCTTTGGAACTGGTTAAAAAGTTGGAGGGTTAATTATGGAACCTAAAGATGTCACGATCCGTTGGAAAGTTGTTTCCAGCAGAGCTTGGTATTGGGGTAAGAAAATCATGAAACCAGGGCAGATATTTTCTGCTCCTGAAAGTGCCATTCCAATAGAATTCAGACTAACAGTCATTCCTTTGGATGTTACCCTAAATATGCCAGAGAAGGAAGAATCCCAATCTATTCCTCCTCCAGAAGTGGATTTATCAATGGATAAACCCGTCATATACCGCATGAATGAGCGGGAAGATAAACATATGGAAATGGATGCGGAAGGGAAGATTATTTCACATGGTTTCTATTATGATGTAATATCTTCTGAGGGGAAAGTTATCAATGAACAACCATTGACTAAGGAACAGGCAAAGACAATGATTAAAAAACTAAAGTGATGAATTGGGAAGTTCCACGTATATGGGAGGGAGGAGATGTTTGGATTCTTGGAGGAGGGCCATCGGTAACAAAGCAATTTGATATTCCAGACACTCTTGTGCAAGAAGTAATGAATGGGGTTTCACCTCCCTCAATATACTCCCCTTACATGGAAGTTATCCATAAGAAGCATGTCATTGGTATTAATGCCGCATATCTGATTGGAACTTGGATAGATATGGTTTTCTTTGGGGATAATAAATTTTTCCTTCCACATAAGGATAGATTAGCGGCATGGCCAGGTTTGAAAGTTACTTGCCATGATGGGATTAAAGGGTATGACTGGGTTAAGTTCTTAGGTAGGGATGGAAATCATCCAAAAGGAATAACCCCTAATCCAAACATGATTTCTTGGAATGCTCATAGTGGAGGGGCTGCAATTAGTGTTGCCGCCAATGCAGGGGCAAAGAGAATTATACTGTTAGGATTTGATATGACATTAAATGGGAATGGAGAAAAAAATTGGCATAAACTTTATGCAGAAGAACCTACATCAGTAGTACCTGCTGGAAGAAGAGGGCAACCAAGAGATCCAAGAAAATCTCTTCCTTTTCATAAGCATCTGTTAGGATTTCCATATATTGCAAAGGATGCCAGGATGAGAGGGATTGAAATTATTAATATCAGCCCTGATAGTGCAATTGTGGAATTTCCAAAAATGACCTTAAAGGAGTTTTTAAATAATGAAAGTACTAATAATAAATTATAACCGTTTGACTCTTCCAATGAAAATGGCAGTTTGGTGTGATACACATGGACTGACCCCTATTTTCATAGATAATCATTCGGACTATGCTCCATTGTTGGAGTACTATTATGAATGTCCTTATACTACACTTCGTTTAAAAGAAAATCATGGGCATACTGTTATATGGAATAAAGAGGTAAATATACTACAACGTTTAGGAATAGTTAATGAAAGATATATAGTATCTGATCCAGATTTGGATTTGAGTGGAATACCAGATGATTTCCTTACTGTACTGAATACTGGATTGGATAAATACCGGCATATTGACAAATGTGGATTTAGTCTTGAGATAAATGATTTACCTAATACTGAGGAAGGTAATTATATCAGGACTCAGGTTGAACCAAGATATTGGAGGAGTCAGTATGATAATATGTATTATAATTCTCCAGTAGATACCACATTTGCTTTATATCGAGAAGGAGTAGTAAATTATTCCCACTCAGCAGTAAGAACGAATAGACCTTACACGGCAAGGCATGTACCTTGGTATTATTCTGATCTTACCTTACTTTCAAAGGATGAACAATATTATTATCAGACGGCAAATGTAAATAGTGCAACAGGCAAAAAAAGGTTAGTGAAATGAAATTGATTCTTGTAATGACATATTATGAACGGCAGCTCCAACTGACTAAGACTTTGGAATCTTTGAAGAAATCTGAGTATAAAGATTTTGAAGTGATTGTAGTGGATGATGACAGTCGAAATGATATTTTTCATAATATAAAGGAATACCCAGTAACTGTAGTGAAGATGAAGAATAAAAGGTGGACTAATCCAGAACCAGCCTACAATATGGGATTATTTCTGGCAATGAAAGCAAACCCTGATATTATTATTGTACAAAATGCTGAGTGTTATCATGTAGGGGATGTTATTTCTTATGCTACAAAGGTAACTGATTCTACATATTTTGCCTTTAGTTGTTTTAGTTTAGATCGGGAAAATACGTTTAAAGAACATAATGTTTTTTACCTGGCGGATAAAAATCGCCGTAGAGCCAATTTTGATGGTGATCTTGCTTGGTATAATCATCCAGTGTATAGACCTAATGCTTTTGACTTTTGTGTTGCCTTAACAGCTAAAAACATGAAGTTGTTGAATGGGTATGATGAGCGGTTTAGTGATGGACATGCCTATGGAGACAATAATCTTATTGAAAGAGTGGGGGTACTTGGGTTACAGGTTAAAATTCCTCTCGTTCCATTTGTAGTTCATCAGTGGCATTATGTTACTCCACATCCAGTAGATTATGTCAGATTGGAGGCAAAGAATAAACTTTTATTACTTGAAATAAGAAAAGAAAATTCATATAGGGCAAAACATATATATACAAGAGACTTATGAAGGTATTGCTTATAAATCCGTGGCAGAGTGATGTATTCCCTTCACCATCACTTGGCTATCTACAAGCTACTTTGAAAGAAGCTGAGGTAGATGTCAAGGCTCGTGATTTAGATGAAGCAATGTATCTCAATGGTGGTAATTTATTTTACACTTTTGAACAGAATATTAAGACATTACAACTTTGGACAAGATTAATAAATGCAGCATGAAAATATTAGTAACAGGTGGAGCAGGAAATATAGGAGAGATACTGATTCCTTATCTCAGGAGTAAAGGACATAAGGTATTCTGCATTGATATCAAACAGAAGTTTGAGGAAGGATACAGAACTGTTGATATCAATAATGGAGCTGATATTGTGAGTGCTTTCTATGAATTTAAACCAGAGATTGTTTTTCATATGGCAGCTATGGTAAGTAGGGTTACTTGTGAACATTCCCCCGTTACTACGATTAAGACAAATGTCTGTGGTACGGAAAATGTAATTCAATTATGTAAGCAGGTGGGGGCAAAACTTATTTTCTTTTCCACTTCTGAAGTATATGGAAATTTGGTGGGTAATTTGTCGGAGGGGCGACGTGACCTACGACCTAACAATATTTATGGGTTAAGTAAATTAATGGCGGAGCAGTTGGTAGAATATGAAATATCCAATGGATTAAATGCTGTTATTGTTCGTCCATTTATGTTTTATCATGAAGATGAATCTTTTGGAGATCACCGTTCAGCTATGATTCGCTTTGTTTATTCATTATTAAGGCATCAGCAAATAACAGTTCATAAAGATAGTTACCGTTCATGGATGCACCTTGATGATGCCATAGTGGTTCTTGAAAAGTTATGTTATCTGAAAGAGTTTGTGATTATCAATGTGGGGAATCCTGAATTATATTCTACACAGGATATGGCAAGGATGATTTGTAAGAAGCTTGAATTATCTTATAAAGATTATGTAATTGAAACAGCATTACCAGAAAAAATGACCTTAACGAAAGCAGCAAATTTTACTTTACAAAGTATATTGACTAAATATAATTGTTCTATATCATTGGAAGAAGGAATTGATAGGGTAATTAAAAAGGTTAAGAAAAGATTATGATTGCTTTGATTACACCAACTGGAGCACGTCCAACACAGATTAAACTCTGTGCAGAATTTATGCATAAGCAGGATTATGAAGGGAAAGTATTGTGGGTAATTGTGGATGATGCCTTGCCGGTTACTACTAAAAATATTACATCCGACTTTCGTGAAAATTGGAAGATATTGAAAATTTATCCACAGAAGAAGTGGATGCCCGGATTAAACACACAGGCAAGTAATTTAATACGAGGTATTGAAATTGTTGAATTTTTTGAAGTTGATTATGTTTTTATAATTGAGGATGATGATTATTATTCCTCTCAGTACCTAAGTACAATGGTGAAGAAACTAAAGGGATATGACGTGGCAGGACAAATGTATACCGTTTATTATGATGTAGTGAATAAGGGATGGATGAGGAATGGAAACATTGGACATGCAAGTCTTTTCCAGGTAGCTTTTAAACCCAATATGCTTAATATTTTCAAAACTATTTGTATACAAAGAAATAAGTTCATTGATATGAGTTTCTTTAGGGCAGTGCACCATAAAAAAGTTAATCTGTTTGATGGTCAGGATTTAGCCATAGGGATTAAAGGACTTCCAGGTAGGGCAGGAATAGGGATGGGGCACAGGATGGATGTTAAAATGACTAGTGATGTAAATTTTGAGAAATTAAAAGAATTGATTGGGGAAGATTATAAATATTACGAATGAACCAACCAATATTCATAACAGGAGTAGAGCGATCAGGTAGTTCCATGATAGCAAAGATATTTGATATTTGTGGAGTGCATAAAGGACTGACATCTACAATGTACGAAAATTTTGGAATGAATTTACTGATGGATGGATTTCTTAGTTCCAAAGTTGGTTTATTCCCTGACATAAGAGGTTTGAGTATTCCTATGGATTGGAATGCTAAGGTGTTGGAGATATTGGAGAGGGAAGAATACAAGGATGGGTCGTGGATGTGTAAAAGTCCTAAACTGGGACAAATGTGGCCAGTTTGGAATTATGCCTTTCCAAATGCACGTTGGATTATAGTCAGAAGGAGAACGGGTGATATAGTGGAATCCTGTATAAAGACGGGGTATATGACAATGTTTAAGGATGCCAATAATTTAAAACGTGTGGGGGCAGTGGATGAAACAGAAGGATGGAAATGGTGGGTACATCAGTATGAGAAACGATTTGTTACAATGATTGAAGCAGGAGTTAATTGCAAGATAGTATGGCCGGAGCGAATGGTAAGTGGGGATTACCAACAGATATATGAAACTCTGGAATGGTTAGGATTGGAATGGAATAGTAAAATAGTAGAAACAATTGATCCAATGTTATTAAAAAGTAGGAGGAAAACAAAATGGCATGTTTAACAACGGCAGAAGAAGTTTTGGAAATAATGAAAGGTTGTACTTTGACAGATGCTCAAATACATCCATTCATTAATGCAGCTCACATTCTTATGGATCGAGTATTTGAATATGATACTACTACTACAACCGATCAGAAAGCAGAACTTGAAAAGTGGTTGTCTGCTCACATTATATTTTCTGTTTACGGCTCGGGAGGTAGTATTGGGGGCAGTGGAGCAGTAAAACGGGAGAAAGTGGGAGATGCAGAAATAGAATATGCAACTACTACCTTTGGCAAAGGGCTTGATTCATCCCCGTATGGAATGATGCTGAAGGTATTGGATACAACTGGTTTGTTAGCAAACGCAGGTAAGAGGGCAGCAAGTATTTATGCAGTTAAAAGCTTTGAATAATGGGAATAGCAGCATTTATAGCAAGTAAATGTGTACAGACCTGTGTCTATTGGGGTTCCCCAGTAGAAGATGGTTATGGTGGTAAAACTTTTGCTGCTCCCATAGAAATACCTTGTCGTTGGGAGGATAAAGAGCAGATCATGGGAACTCAAGTAGGGGGTGAAGTTACTGGTGGAATAGAATTGTCTCGGTCAGTGGTCTTTGTTACTCAGGATTTAGATGAGTTGGGTTATTTATATTTGGGTACATTGGTTGATCTTACTGCGGAAGAGTTGACTAATCCAAAGTTAAAAGAGACAGCTTACATCATCAAACGGTTTGAGAAGACACCTGCATTGGGGTCAACGACCGAGTTTTTACATAAAGCATTTTTAACACCATTTTTAAGATAAAGCAAATGGCATCATATAGATTATTAAGGAGTGCAAGATATCACGCAAAGAAGTATCCTAATACTCATGTGAGGGGATTTGAACAAGTTATGAATAATCTTAATGAAGCTATTAAAAGAATGCATTATAAGTCTGAGAGAGGGGCAGTTAATGCAGTGGCTTATATACGCAATGATACAGAGAAGACACCATATATTACTCCTCTTGATTTTGGAAATTTACGAGCAAGCTGGTTTGCAGTATCTAATAGTGGAACTGTCCCAGATCCAATAGGAAAAAGTGGACATTTTAGAGATAATAAGATAAGGAGATTTACTGCAGGACAATTTAAGTCTTGGCATGAGGATGCAATTACTGAAGCAAAAGCATTGGCTGGAATGGATCCAAATAAGAGAAATGTTATATTTGGGTATAGTGCCACTTATGCTATGTGGGTTCATGAGATGTTGGGGAAGCAATTTAAACGACCTGAGTCTGGACCAAAATGGTTTGAAGAATCAATAAATCGTAATCAAAAAAAGATATTACAAATAATTCGAGAAACATCAAAAATACCTGGAACAAGATGAATGCACCATCGGTAGATATACGGGATATGTTAGAGGCAGAAAGTTCACTGGGCTTGGTGTTCGGTGATAATCTGTTTATAGGCAAAGATCCAACAACTCCTCAAAATATGGTTACCATATTTGATACTTATGGACGTCCTCCACAACTTACTTTGGGGGGACAGGAAGAAGGTAATTACTATTATCCATCCATTCAGATAAGAGTCCGCAGTGTTTCTTATCAGTTAGGTTGGAATTTAATATATGACATAATGACATCGTTACATGGCCGGGCACAAGAGACATGGAACGGTACATTATATACCGTTATTTACTGTTCCAGTGGCCCAGCGTTACTGGATTGGGATGATAACGGGCTAGTTCGTTTTATTGTTAATTTTAATTTACAAAGGAGGTAAAACTATGAGTAATGCAATTGCTGGTGTTGGAACAAAATTTTATCGGTGGAGTGGTTCTGCATGGGCAGCTCTAGCCGAAATTAATTCCATCACTGGTCCCAGTATGACCAGAGATTTCATCGACGTAACGTCGTTGGATTCCACTGGTGGATTCCGGGAATTTATTACCGGATTCCGTGATGCAGGTACGGTATCTCTTGCGATGAACTTCACTCACGAAACTTTTTCGATAGTGAAGGCTGATTTCGAGAGTGATACTGCTCAGAGCTATATGATTTGCCTACCGGATGAAGAGGTTACAAGTTTGGAATTTTTGGGTCTTATTACAGAGATACCATTGACAATTCCAACTGATGATAAAATCACTGCTGATGTAACAATCAAGATCAGTGGTACGGTTGACCTTACATCAGGTACGGGAACAAATGGCTAATAAGTAATGTCAAATTCCTAATCAAGGATTTTTTCTTTAATTTTATTAATAATCAAAACAAAATGGAAAAACTTTTAAACAGAGAGAACCTTTTAGCAAAGGAAGAACTCAAGATCGTGAAAGTCGATCTTGGCAAAGATGAATATGTTTATGTTCGTCAGATGACTGGACGTGAAAGAGATAAATTTGAACAATCTCTTATCAAACGCACTCGTGATAGTAAAGGCAAGGTTACTGGGTATGAACAGGCACTGGATGATTTCAGAGCTAAATTAGCGGTATGTTCTGTATGTGATGAGCAGGGTAATTTACTCCTGCAACCAAATGATTACCCTCAACTGAGCCAAATGATGAGTGCAGCGAGACTGGAGAAGATTGTAAATGAATCTCAGAAACTCAATGCAATAACTGAAGAAGATAAGGAGGAACTCATAAAAAACTCCGAAGTCGCCCTTGGCGACAATTCTGCTTCAGGCTCTGTAGAGAGTTAGGTATTATCCATCCTGATTACCTATTGGATCATCTGACATTGGAACAGATACAAGAGTGGGAAGCATACGATGTAATTGATCCAATAGGGAAATGGAGAGACGATGTTGGTTGGGCTTCATTGCAAGCCCAGTTTACAAACTTAATGACTTGGGCACATGGTAAAAGAGCAACAAAACACACAGCACTGGATTTCATGCCTGAGTGGGATCATACTGTTCCAGAAGGGACAACATCTCAATCAGTTGATGATATGAAACGAGTACTTAAAGATATAGCAACGGCACAAAATAAAAAGGAATACATTCCTAAGAAACCACCTAATATTAAGAAAAAATGAACTTAGGCACATTAGTAGCAACTTTAACAGTAGAGACTGCTGGATTAAGAAGAGGCATAATTGATTTTGGTATGCTTGAAAAGAAAATTCTTGCCAGTTCAAATAAAATGGTTCGGCAGTTAGGTACTGTTAATGCAGCAGTAAAAAGACTTGATAAAAATGTCAATCTGATGGCAACAAGTACTGCTATGAGTGTGTGGGAGAAGAAGATGCTTGCAGCTACAAATAAGATGGTTCGACAGTTGGGTAGAGTAACCAATCAAACACGAATGTTGAAGAAGGAATTATTATCACTTCAAGGAGTAGGAAGAGTAACGGGAGTAGGAGTGATGGGAGGAGGAGCGATAAGTGCGGGTAAGAACATGCCTGATCCAAATAAACTTGCTAATACTTGGGGGGATAATCTTGGTAGAATGAGTATGAGGTTGAGAAGTTTTGGGTGGTTAGCTACTACAGTATTTACAGCCCCATTAATTATGGGGGCTACTGCTATATCTAAGTTTGGTAGAGATTTTGAAATGGCTATGGCAAAAATAGAGGGATTGGTTGGTATTGCAAAATCACAGACGGAGGCATGGGGAAAGTCTCTTTTAAATATGGCAAAGGCTACTTCTAAAGGTCCACAGGAATTGGCAGATACCTTATATTATGTGGCATCTTCTGGTTTTAAATCTGCCCAAGCTCTTGAAATTACTGAAATGGCTGCAAAGGGAGCAGCCACAGGATTAGGGGAGACTGGGGATGTTGCTAACTTCTTAACCTCAGCAATGAATGCCTATCGTTCATCTGGTTTAACGGCAGCCCGAGCAATGGATGTATTAACAGCATCAGTTAGAGAAGGAAAAGGAGAACCAGCTGAAATGGCAAGAGCACTTGGTACAATATTACCTATCGCTGCTGAATTGGGGGTTTCACTTGATCAAGTAGGTGGTGCATTAGCGTCAATGACATTAATTACATCACAGACTGCCAATGCTGCTACCTACCTGAGAAATGTACTTATGAAATTAATGCATCCATCTGCTGGTACGGAGAAAGCCTTTGCAAGGATGGGTACTTCCACTAAGGAGTTAAATGATATGTTAAGGAGGCAAGGACTAATGCCTACATTGTTACGATTACGAGAATTAACAGATGAATATGGGGAGTCCATGGCAGAAATATTCCCAAATATTAGGGCATTATTGGGGGCATTAAACCTTACTGGTCAGAATTTGATGTACAATAAACAGGTAATGGAAGCGGTTACACAGTCTATGGGAGATTTTGAGAAGGCTTTCTTTATTGCTTCCCAGACTATTGCTTTCAGATGGAATACTGCATTAGTTGGCATGAAAGTTAATTTGATTAAGTTAGGTGTTGTCATTGCTCAACTAATACTTCCCATATTGGAAAAATGGAGTCAGAAGTTACAAAATGTAATTGAGTGGTTCACTAATCTAAACAAAGGAACACAGAGGATGATTGTACAACTGGGTAAATGGCTTGTACTAATTGGTCCAATGGCACTTATTTTTAGTACATTTGGTATGGCTATTGGATTTGTGGCTGATAAATTTAAAAAACTAGCTGGGGGAATGGCTTCTGTAGGGAGGTTTCTTATAACAAATCCATGGCTACTTCTGGCAACAGCAATAGTGGCTGCCACTGTGGCGATTGTAAGACATGTAAGAGCACAAAAGGAATTCAAGGATGTTGTAGGTAATGTGAATAGTCTTGTCGCTGAAGAAATCACCAAATTAACGTATGTATTCAATAGGGCTAAGAAGGCGGCAGAAGGAACTACAGATAGGGCAAATGCAATTCGAGTAATAAATGAACGATATGGGGTATACTTAAAGAATCTACTAACAGAGAAGTCTTCACTGGAAGATATAGAAGAAGTTCAGCGTCAGGTAACAAATGCCATGGTTGCCGCAGCTACGGTAAGAGGAAGTGAACAAGAACTTTCAAGTGTTTATGGTAAGATTTCTAACAAGTTCAGGACTGAGATGGGGGCAATTACTGATGCATTCACTGAGAGGTATGGGGGTGACATGTTAGGGGAATTTGTACAAGACATGTATGATACGGCTGATAAGGTACTTAAGACGGAAGGTGGTAAAATAAAGACTGATCTTTACCTAGTGTCACAAGACACATGGAGGGCTGTACATGATCTGTGGGAGGAATATGTACTAGAAATGTCACGGTCAACTGGAATGTTAAGGTATGATTGGGAAGAGTTTGGAAAGGCATTCTTAAAATTTGCAGCATATAAAGGAATGGCGTCAGGTCCAATAAATATGTTGAATGCTATGATTTCTGCAAATCAGGAGGCTGTTGATTCACAGAAAGAATTGGAAGAATCTATGTCAAGTATTTATGCAAAAATTGACACTCCCGCCATACGGCAAGTATTAATGGATATGGCTGCTATGGATAGGATTTATAATGCGACTAAAGAAGATATGGATGAACAGGGTAAGGAATATGATGTAATAACAGACAAAACTAATTTATATAATGCCGCATTAGTAAAATTAAAAGCACTTGGATTAGAAGAGGCGGGAGAATGGATAAAACATGTAGAAGGTTTGTTGCATTCATTATCAACTGAGACTGGTGATACTGGTAGTAGGGTAGATGAACTTACAAAAATAATGGGTGAGTTCAATAATAAAATGCAAACTCTTAAAGACATAAATGCTGATTCTGCCATGAAGGATCAGTTTGAGGAATATGGAAAGGTATTTGATTTTGTAGGAGAAAAGGCAGATTTACTTTCATCTACCATTACAGAATTAATGGAAAATGGATTTTTCAAAGATGAGTTCACTCAAAAGTTAATTAAGGAATTCAAGGATTTACCAAAAAATATGGGACCAGCTATTATAATATTGGCCAAACTTGGTAGTAAGTTGGAGGCACTTAAGAATCAACGTGAACATATGGAACAGTTTGGAAAGTATGGGGAGACCTTTGATTTTGTAGGTGAAAAGGCTAAATTACTTGAATCCGCTATTACAGAATTAATGGAAAATGGATTCTTTGAAGAAGAATTCGTACAGGGATTAATTGAAGAATTTAAGAATTTACCACCCAGTATACTCTCAGTTATTCAGGTATTGGACAAATTGAGAGAAGCATTAGAGGTAGCACAAGTGAAAGCTAAGTTTGAAGGTCCAAAGTTTGATGTAATTGGTGCAGAAATATCAGCATATGAATCTGCAATAGATGGCATTATTGAGGCAATGAGTAAAATGGAAAATCTGAAAACGGCTACATTCACTATTGAAGTTGAAGGAGTTCAACAGACAATTTCACTTGTAGCCTATTTGAATTTAACATTGCGTGAGTTTTACAATAAACTTGACATGCTTAAAATGGCTCAGCAAACTGCTATTGATCAGGAGATGATAAATCTTTTACAGGCTGAAGCTGATGCCTTTGGTGGGGTGATTGGTAAGGTAAATGTTTTAACCTATGCTCTTGAGGCACAAGAGAAACAACTGAGAAGTATGCTGAAGGCAAATGCAACGAAGAAAGCATTTACTCCAGAGGAAATCCAAAATACTATAAATAATATAAACACCTTAAAATATGCAATAGAGGATTTGAATGCTGCTATTGATATTAAGTATTTGCAGGACATGAATAATCTTTTTGGTAACCTGAGTACCAGTATGGCTTTACTTGATGGGTATATGGCAGTGATGGAAGATCAATTAAAGGCAATGTCTGCCAATGGTATGGAGGCTACTGATGAATTCAGGAATTTAGCCAGTCAACTACAAAAATATAAGAATACCATAATGGTTGTAGAAGAATTTACAGGTGCTATGGATGGTATGATTAGAACATTAATTGAAGGAGGGGATGAAACACAGAGCCTTGGTGAAAAGATGAGTGAGTATTTGTCAGACACCTTAAAAGATATCATAGCTAAACTAATTTCAGCAACCCTTAGATTTGTTATATTTACTAATGTAATAAAGGGATTTAAACTTGAACAGGGTTCATTTGGTAAGTCATTAGCGGATGCATTTGATATAGGAAAGTCAGGATTGAAGTTGATGGACTTTTCTGGTGTACTCAAGACTGGTGGCATTGAAGATTTTACGGATGTTGTAAATAATTTGAAAGATTCTTTAGGGGAACTTAGTAAGATTTTTGATGAAGTTTCCAAAGGGCAGGTTCTAAATACCGGAGTTGTAGAAAAAGGAACAGAAGCATTGAGTTTTGCAGAAGTAGTATATAATGCTCTAACAAAGGCTAAGAAAGGAGAAGCAGTGGCTACGGCTGCGGTAACTGTGGCTGATCAAGTGAGTATTGGAGTTAAGGCTAAAGGGATGGCTGTAGCTGGGACACAGGTGATCGTAGAAAAGGCACTCACTATACAAAAAGAGAAATCAGCATTTGCAACTTTTCTGTTGGCTGGAGCAGAGGCTTTATTAAAAGGAGTAAGAAGTTTAGGACTGGCTGGAATTATTGCTGGGGCACTTTTTGCGGTTGCCGCAATTGCTATGGTTACTATGGCAGTGAGAAAGGCAAAGAAAATGGATAAGGGTGGTATAATTCCACCAGGGTATCCAAATGATACTTATCCAGCATTACTAACATCTGGAGAAGCTGTTATCCCATTAGATCAAATGGAAAAGCAAACATGGAGTTTGGAAGGGGCAGAGGTAAGATTTGAAATTGAAGGAGATCGGTTAGTGGGTATATTAAAGAAACAAATGAAGAAAAAATCAATATACTAATCATGGCAGAGTTATCAGATTATGGACTTAAATACCAGTCGGACTTTTATAATTACTTTGGTAAATTAGTATCAGTAAAGATTTACCGGGTGGATTATGATTTGGGTGTTACCAATCTAAGAACATCTGAAGTGACTATTGAAAGTAGTTATACTGATGATGACACCCCAATTATTGGTAAGGGTGCAAAGATTGTGGTCATAGCTGATACAGAGGAGATGTCTTATTTGGAAGATTTATTGCTTTCTACTGAAAAAGAATTTTATTGTACCATAGAGTATAATTCTCAACCAGTATTTAAAGGGTTCTCCATTTGTGATGTAAATGAACGGCAGTTATTACCATTTGCTCAAGTAACTTTACAATTTACAGATTATTTACATAGGGTAGAGGGACAGTATTCAAAATTATTATTCTCTACAAATGGCGTAGTTCAATTGCATCAACTTGTTAGGGAATTACTTCAGGTCACTAATTTTGATTTCAATCTATTTGTTAATTCTACATTATTTGAAGATTCAATGACAAAAGAGATTGATGATACTTGGTTGGATCAAACGTATGTTCAGAGTTCTATGTTTTTCAGTGATGCCTATACAATTGATAATCTTTATGATGAGATAAATAAAGCCCTTAAATCATTCAGTGCTTTCTTGTACTCTTATAATAATAAATGGGTGCTTGAACGTCAGGAAGATATTACCCGTGATGGTACCTGGGTTACATATGGACAGGAAGTTATTAATGATCTTGCTTCTACAGCACGGCAGTTCGTTAATGATCATTATACTTCTTTATATAATGATGAAAGTGTGGCAGTGTTTAATAGTGGAGTCAGTATAATATTTGGTGGATATTTTAATTTTACGACTCCTACCATTGCAAATGCTACTGGTGATTTGGCTGGAACAGTTAATTCTCCTACTTCAAGTTATACTCCTGGAACGAATGCGATAGATCGAGTATACCCTAATAGTTCTACCGGAGTGCTAAAAATTCTTTGTTCTTATTCTTTAGGGATAATGAGTTCAGCTATTGGTGATCCAGAGCTAACCTGTTCTTCATTTGTAACGAATTGGAGTACACAATTTGCTGCTTCAGGAAATACATTATCTTATAATGAAGATGGGGATGGATGGTATGTTCAAATTGAGAGGGATGGGGCACTTAATACTAATCATCAACATATGACAGGTAGTCTTGATGTAACAATTGCACATATCCAAACTCATACTAATAAAACCGCTAAAGTACAATCCATTACACTCACTGGAGCCTATGGAACAGCTAATATAACAGTGAATGGATCAGGAAATAAATTACTTGGAGTGCCAAGTGAACCTGACCCTGATATAGATACGGTGATAGTATCAGTAACAAATTCATTAAAACAAACACTAAACAAACAGGAT